TTTCAAAGATCATGGACGTGAAATCCACAATCTATAGAAATACGCTCTCCGAGGTCTCTGGTGATTTTAGAGACCTTGCTGTTATGGCAGTACAGTCGACCAAGACTGCTGCATCCGCAGTGGACTACTCCACATCCTTTTCCAGATTCTCTGGACAAAGGGTGTCGGGAACATCCATTGTAGATGCGCTGCACAGAATGCAATTCCGTGCAGATCGTCGTCCTGGACCAAAGAACGGTCCTAGCCTCACGAAGACCGAGGCACTCTATGACGAGATGGACGATCATATCTCGTCAATCGTAGATCGTAGCGTCAGGTTATGCGACGCTTACTATTTGCTCCTGGACCTTCAAGAGGTCCCAAAAATCGATGTGGTACGGTACCGGGAAACTTTGAAACAGTTCCTCGTACTAGGCTTCTGTGATGAACTTGAAGCTTTTTTAAAGTACCACACTGGTTTTCTCACTGCGAGTGTGATGAAATCCACTCCTCCGGAACGCAAGGCATTCTCAATCAATCGTAAGGATGGTTGCTTCCTGGACTCTGTCACATCCCGCTATTTGCGGTTGCGACTTGTCATCAGGAAGCCTCGAAAGAACGATTTTTTGCTTGCGTTCGGACTCCAAGAGGTGAAGAAGGCCGCCCCAGAACTTCCCGACTACATGATAGCCGCGGAGGTAGAAGCCACCTGCCAGGATCTTCTGACAGATATTGGTGACGAACTTGAAGAAAAGTTCGGCTCCACTGATTCCATCGTGGAATCAGCTCGGACTTACACTACTACTCTGTGCCGCAGGTATCAAAGCAGAAGGGGGCTGCGTAAAGCACATTCTTCACACGATCATGCCCATGATGTTTCACAACAGGAACATTACCCATCCCGGGGATTTCCCGGGTTCACCGTAAAGGTTCCCTCCGAGACTGCTTCTTATGAGCATAAACGGAAGGTCGGTGGTAATCTCCGGTACCTGTTGGATTGGGCGGGTCGATTGGAGCGAGGGAGGGTGCAGTGGGAGAGGGAGCTGGTCCGGTCCGATGAGCTGGGCCGGATGATCTACGACGTTCGCCGCTCAAGGGTCTCTGAATTGCGAACTTTCAGAGACCGGGAACTACAGAGGGAGGTGAGCAATCATCTCTCTGGACTCACCAGTTGTAACACCGAGGTGAAACTGGTGGGGTTAGCCGAACCCTTTAAGGTTAGGGTAATTTCGTGTGGGGAGGTGGAGCCCTATATGGTCGGAAGACAATATCAGGACTTGTTTTGGGGACTTCTTCGGGAGTCCTCCGTGTTTGACCTCACACATGAGCCATTGAGGGAGTATCATATCCGACGGCTATTGGCAGGGAATCCTTTCAAGGGGCTTCCCTGCCGAATGCTGTCGGGTGATTACCGAGGCGCCACGAACTACCTCCATCCTGAGGTAGCTGAGGCTATCCTAGAGATCATCTGCAATGAATTTGATGTTCCTTGGAACATCAGGTCCATTCTTTTTGGTCTCTTGACACGGCATCACATTGATACTCCGGGAATGGATGGTGATGAGTACACACGGCAGTTATGGGGTCAATTGATGGGGAGTCCAATCTCCTTCGTTATCCTGTGCATCGCCAATGCGTGTGCGAATCACCTCTTCCAAGAACTGGCTCTAAAGCGAAAGATACCAATTCCGAAGAGGGACGATCCCCCAAACCAAATGGTCAATGGGGATGACTTGATGATGCCTATCCTTGACGGACTACATGCCGATGATCTGGCAAATGTAGACCGTTGGCCTGACTGGGTCTCCCGACTAGGATTGATTCCTAGTGTGGGGAAGAACTTTGTGTCAGCCACTCACTGCACAGTCAACTCTCAGTTGATTGGACTTCCCATGCACTGGGAATTATGTGAGGAGAAGTGGGAAGGGACCGTTGAGTTACTCCCGGTACTCCGGGTGGCGATGTGTTTTCCGCCACTCAAAGACCTAGTCAGAACTCCTCTTCGTACTCAATACGAAAAGGATATTGCTGACCGTTTTGAGTACCTTATCAAGGGCCAGGAGGGTAGGGAGGAGCTTTTGGTATCAACTGCTTTGAAGCAGTGTGGAGCGTTCTTGAAACGCTATCCAGCGGTGATCAGCTGGTTTATGCCAAAGGCTCTTGGGGGGATTGGGTTACCGTGGACGAGGGAGGGCACCATTCGCAAATCACATCTGCGAATGGCTGGATACATGAAGTGTCTGCATCCCAAAGATCGGGATGATCAACTAGCCATCCACACATCGCTCCTTCCCGCTGCAACGATGGACGAATCCGTCGCGGTCCTTGAAGACCGGCAGCTGGAAGATCAGGGCGCTGTGTGGGCCCACCGGGAGTTTTCTCCCGGTGGCGATGAAAAGTTGATCACAGACGTATCCAGGTGGGATGTCCTTACGGACTGGGAGGCGGTTGACTCGATTGCAGATGAACGCGCAATTAAGTCCCGGCTTCGTCTGTGGGGTCAGAGGGTCTCCAAAGCCATTCATTTGGCTATGAAGACTGCCCTTAAGCCCATGTCCGAGTCCAAGGTTAGCACGATGAGATTGTTCCCATGGGTGCGAACGCTTAGAGTTTAGACGACGAAGCAGTCCTGTCTCTCGAATTCACCGTCCTATAAGTGGGGCACTCCACCTCGTAACGAAGAAATTTGTTTCGAG